ACATTAAGTGTGCCCAGCTCATTTTCAACTCTTCATAATCATATTGAGATTCCAACCAATCTGTCAACATTTGAGCCTTGGGGGCTTCACAATACTCAATCAAACGAGCCATTGATTTTTCCTGATTCTCATAAGTAGAACCTCTTAAATTAGCCTCTAAAATATCACGAGGAATATTAAACATTGTGCCAAACATAAAGTAATCGTTATAGAAGCTTTCATCAATCTTTAGTTTTCCAATATCTTCAACAAACCGCTTAATGTCAATCATTGACTTAACAGCGTGTATGTTTTTAGATGAACGCACCTTTGTTTCAATATCCAATTTTTCAGTTTCACCCATTGGTAATTGAGTAACATTTTCCGGGTCTGCTTTACCGGCAACCATAAATTTTTGAGCGAACTCTAGATTTATGCTTTTTGCATCCAAAGCCAATTCGCTGTTTTTTATAACTTTATACAAAGCATCTATACGTGAAATTCCCTTCATTGGATTTTCTTGTCCTGCATTTGTAAGGTCATAAAACGGCACAATTTCCTTTAGTTGAATTAATTTACTTTCTCCGTTTTCAAATCTATAAGTAACTGTACTTTTCATTATATCATTGAATGTTGCTTTTGAGAATATAAAAGCTTTCAATTTATTTATTAAAGTTGCATCCCATTGAATCAAACAAGGGTTGAGCCATTGAATAGATGTATTGTCTGAAATAACGTGTGAATCGTTTGGATTATATAAATAAGAAGTTCCGTAAATGTCTAACCAAAATTTATAATCCCATAAAAATTGCGTCCAACTTTGTCGTAGGTTTGGTTTCTTTTTTACTGAATATAAAAAATCAACTTCTTTTAATTTCTTGTCTTGATACTGGTTAATCTTTCCAAGTGAAAAAATATCACAATCCAATGAAATTACTTTCAATAAAGCGGGGTTTTGAGAAACAAATCTTAACTTGTCAGCATCAGGAATAACTTTACCTAATGCAGTTGATGAACTAAACATTGTGTAAAATATATTTCCAGCCGTGTCTTGTTCTATATTTAAAGGTTCTCTTTGATTACCTCCAAAACCTATATTGAAAAAGAATCCCATTAATATTTATTTATTTTAAACAAAACTAAGAAAAATAATTATATTTGTATCTATTAATCTTAATTAAAAACAAAAAACAATGAAAAAAATCTTTTTAACGTTACTTTTAATGGTAACCATCGGAATTACGGCACAAGTTACGGGGCCAAAAATCACTTATTCTGCAGTTGGAAATTTACTTTCTGCAACAACGCACGCGGCAACCGACACAATTACTAATGCTACACCAAAGTATCAGTATGCAATTGTAAATGGCTCGAATGTTCATTTTACAATCCAATCTACTTTGGATAAAATTTCTGGAACAGTTGCCGGAACGGTTAAGCCTCAGGGATCGGTTGATGGTGTGTTATACACGGATATTGTTGGACAAACTGCATTTACTTTAACGGATGTAGCTCAACAAACGTGTACATTTGTTATTTCTCCGTCTGGCTATCAATTTTACAGAATTGCAGTAACGCCATCAGGAACGCAAAGCACTAAGATTGCAAGCAAGGGTCTGGTTCGGAAGTATTGATTAAAAAAAACAACCCGTCTATATGGCGGGTTTTTTATGCTTTATACTTTTTTGATTATTCCTAATTTCTCTAACCAAAGAACTACATAGCGTGTCGGATCCATCAGGTGATTATCGCAATCTTCCGGCTCGTCTTGAACAACTCCAAACTTATCTACTTCCCTTGAATAATTCTCTTGTTCATATTCCAAATTTTCTGAACAGTCAGTATAGAATACTTCTAAATTATCCAACAAATCAATGCCATCAAGTATAGAGCCTGGAGGCTTTAATGCTGCAACCGCTAATTCCCAGCCTGCATTCCTCAACGCTTTTATTTTTAATGGTCGGTTGGTGTCGCAAAATATATGGTCGTCTTGAGAAATACCTAATTTATTAAATAACCAAGTTACAAATCCCTCGTCACTCCCTTTGATGTTTTGACGTTCCAAAGGAGTTAATTTGTTCTCCCATTTGTTTTCGCTGTCATAATTGAGTTCGTGAAGATATAATTTACCATCGTAATATTTCGCCTCAACAATCCCAAAAGCGTCCACTTTGCCCCAATCAACCCCGATATATGTTTTTAGGTTTAGTTTTCGATATTCTGCCAGCGGTATAGATTCCCATTTAAAAATCCTGTTTGGTTTTTCGGCTTTAATTCCAAGTCCGTAAATATCCCATTTAGTAATATTTGCGCTTCTTTGGCTTTCATTCAGTAAACATCGATACAATTCTTTTAAAACCAACGGTTCAAAATCCAATGGGTTTAAATCAAAATCATAGTCAATAACAAAATGTTCTTGAATTAGTTTTTTCTCAACTGCATAACTTCTTTTTATCGGTTGATACGATAAAATTTTTATACGTTGTTCTTCAGGGCAAAAAGGGTTATCTTGAAAAGTAGAATGGATTACTATTGCGTTTGATTGTTTTGCAATATCATCAATCCAATGTGATTTTTTAGGATTCCAATCTATAAAAATTAAATCGCTCCTTTGGTCTATTTGGTCAAATGTATCCTTGGATATTTTGTAAGGCTCGTTTAGCCACGAAACATTTTGAGTAAGTCCGTGTACTTTTTCTTCATCATCTGCCCCGTGAATTTCAAATGTAGTGTTGTTATCTGGATAAGCGTAAAACGCTTCTGTTTTGTTACGGTTCTTAAAAATCATTCTGCCAGAAATAGAAAGTACTTTTTGAAAGTCTTTCCAAATAGTATCCCTAGCATCTTTTTTAGTATCTCGCCACGCAGTAACACGAAAATCCTTATTGCCCTCGCAAATACGGTGCAACAACTCGATAAGTGAAAAAGTCTTTGAACTACGAGAACTACCTGTATTGATTATGTATTTGTATTTTCTTTTACCGTTTTCGTCTTTTGCTTTTAACGCTTGGTAATTTTTGTAGAATACCGGTGTAATGCCATAATTCATTAGTCAATTGAAAAGTCATTTATTACTTTTCCGTCTGGTAGTGTAATATCTAGTTTTGTGGTAGTCTGTAATTTTTCTCCACCAGAAGTAATGTCTGTTTTGTTTCCGTATTTTTCTGGTCTTAATTTACCTAAAACCCATTGACGAGCTGCAATACGCACCTTGCTTCTTTCAATAACATTATGATTAGTTAAGGTCTTTCCATCGTCGGTTTCATAAACATCATCTTCTTGATCGTCGGCTATGGTTAAAATTTCATCAAGCATCAAAAGCTCTCTTGTCTCGCATGCGCACGTATATCTTTTCGATTTTTCTTTTGCTTCTTCTGTTTTATTTCCCTCTTCATCTTTTTGCTCTAACCAAATATAAAAAGTAGAAGTGCTTGGCATTCCATTAGTATTCAAAGCAGATATTAAAGATTTTCCGCTTTCAATTTCTGAAATAATCCAGTCAAAACATTCGTCTTTTTTTTCTTGGGAATATGCCATTTTGTAGTAATTAAAAAAACCGCTTCAACCCTAACACACAATCGAAGCGGTAAAAATTTGTTAATTATGATTTGTAAAGGAAAGCATTATTTTTCATTAAACAAAAAATTTGCTTTAATAATTGCATTCTCAATAGCTACGTTACGATACATAGATTGAAAACCAAAGTTGCCAACGTAAGCTCTATAAGTTCCTTGCATATCGTAAACAGGGTCAATTCCTATTTTAATCCCCACCGAGTCAAAAAAATCAATAATTAGTGCGTTTTTACAGGATTCTGGTAGTTCCATAAACTCTTTGTAATCGTATGCGTGTTTATCCCCGAACGCGTCCAAACATTTATCTGTCAACTTTATCATAACTTTGTTATTTTAGTGAGTAAATTAATTTACCATTTAGTTTTTTCTTGACAGTTCCTATTGGATTCTGCTGACAAAGCATGTACTATTGTACTACTTTAGCGTTAGCTTGGTTTTGTCCTAAACCAAATTTTTTAATATTATTAGCGGCAAGAATATCTCTGTCGTGAGTCTTTCCGCAATGTTTACAAGTCCAATCTCTTTGACTCAACTTTAGTTCATTGTTTATTTTTCCGCAACTACACATTTTAGAACTTGGTTCGAACCTACCTATTTGCAGGATATTTTTGCCGTACCAATCTGCTTTGTATTTTAACATTGTTTCAAACGTACCCCAACTAGCATCTGTAATGTGCTTTGATAGTTTATGATTTTTTTTCATTCCAGCTACGTTTAAATTTTCAATAGCGATACTATCATACTCATTGACTATCTGAGTACTTAATTTGTGTAAAAAATCTTTACGTTGATTTGTTACTTTTTCGTGAATTTTAGCAACTTTATATTTTTGAATTAATCGTCTATTTGAACCTTTCTTTTTTCTTGAGAGATTTCTTTGTTCTCTTTTAAGCTCTTTTAAAGATTGAATTATAAATCTATTATTTTCTATTTTAGTTCCGTTAGAAAGTATAGCAAAGTGCTTTATTCCTAAATCAATTCCAATAGTAGTTTTTTCTTTTATAGGTGTTTTTTTAGGCAATTCTCTTTTATCATCTACTAAAATAGAAATAAAATATCTATCAGTAGTAGTCTTTGAAACGGTAGCTTGTTTTACAATCCCATTAAAGATTCTGCTGTTGTGAAATTTAATTTTTCCATATTTTGGAACATTAACCGTCCAATTATCAAAATCAACTTTTATTGCTAATGGTATCTTAAAAGACTGTTTAGAATCTTTCTTTTTAAAGTTTGGAAATTTAGCCTTTCCTTTAAAGAAATTAGTAAATGCATTGTCTAAATTAGAAATAGATTGTTGTAAAGATTGGCTTGGCGTTTCTTTCAACCACGGGAATCCCTCTTTTAAATCAGGTAGTTGCCTGATTAAATCAAAACAAGTTATATTTATACCTTTCTGATATGCTGTATTTTTAGTTTCTAAAGCTAAATTATAAACCATACGACAAGAAGAAAAAGCACCGTTTAATTGGCGTTTTTGTTCTTCTGTCGGTATTAGTTCGTATTTATAAGCCTTTAACATAGTACAAATATATAGTTTTTAAATAGAATAAAAAAATATATAAGATAGTTTTTTCATAGTTTTTCTTATTTTCTAGATGCTAAACAAATTAATGCAATTCCTAAAAAGAATGCAAAAATCATCCAAGCGCATCCATAATTTTCGTCTTGTTTATTTTTACTCATAATAATCAATTTTAAGCCACTATTTTATCTCAAGTGGTAGTTTGGTATTGGTTTTGGGTTATTGTTGGTTATTTAGACGATTTTGAGCTTCCAAAGCCGAGTATGCCAGCACCGATAACAAAACCGAAATTATACCAACCTCCATTATTGTCATAAGCATAAAACGCAATATCGTTACTGAATAAACTTCCAAAGAATGAAAGCGGAGCAATAAAGCCGTGCCATAAACCGCTCCAAAATCCATAAGACTGGCTTGTAACGCATTCTTGAACGTGTGGACTTACATCGGCACAAGATGTTAATACTAAAAATAATGCAAACACTAATACTGTTTTTGTTGTTCTCATAACTCTCTTTTTAAATGTTCTACAATTGGTTTAAATAAACAGCAATCTCCTTCAACAACTCGTGGTGTTTTTTCTCTACCCTATACGAAAACATTTTTTTATCGCTTGGAGGTCTACCTGATCCTTTCGGGTTGGTCGGGGTTTTGGGTTGGGTTTTCATTGTTTATTTGTTTTCATAAATGATTTTCTCAAGATTATCAGCTATTTTGTCTATAATTTCAGAAACCTTTAACTCAAATTGCTGCTCGAGTTTAAATTCGTTTATTGAACTCCAATCAAAGTATTCTCTTGCTTTGTCTTTAAGTTCATTTTTGTAATCAATTAATTTTTGTTCTTGGATACTGTTCATAATTATATTTTTTGTTTCTTGTGCTTGTTACTAATTTATCTTCTAAATCATAAATCTTTTGCAGTAATTTCTCTATTAATCTTTGTTTTTCTGGTTCATTCCAAAACATATCCCTACTATAGGTTAGTTTTTCAAATTCTCTTTCTTCTTCTTTCATAATTAAATATTAATATTAAATTCTCTTTTTACAACCAATACGCAGGAATGTGCATTAGGTCTTAATATTTCTTTTCCTTTGTATTTAATCTTTATTTCTCCACCTCTTTTTTCGTGCCTTGAAAACTTAAAATCAAGCGGATAAATCGTTTCTATTCCTGCATTTTCTAATCTTTGATTCATTGTTAAAGACTCATTGATTAGCATACATTCAGGTTTTGGATAACCATTATCTATCATAACTAACATTATTTCGTCAAAGCTTTTACTTTTATCAACCCAAGTAATATATCCACACTTTTTACATCTGTTTTCAGAGTCGCCATAAGGCACAAAATTGCATTTATTCATAGTTAATTAATTTAAGTTAATATATTTAAATATATTTCCTATTTGTGTATAAGGATTTTTTCTAAATGGCAATCCACAAACTCCTGCATAGTTATTTAGTTCACAAAACAATAAAAATAAAGAATGATTTTCTTCACTCGCTAAAATAGCTAAAACAGCATTTTTATTATTTTGCTTACACATCAAAACTTTTACTCCAAAAGAAGTAAGTTCTTTTTTTAATTCTGTAGCTAATATTGGAGTTGTTACTTTCATAATTCCTATTGTTTGATTTTGTTATACAAATCTACAACTTCTTTCTTGTTCCGTAATACGTTTTCACATTTATTTTCCAGATAATGCGTTATTTATATTGGTTCTAGATAGTTGGGGTTGTTATAGCTTCTTGCCACACTTACCGCAATGTTCAATATCGAATTTTAAAAAGAAGTGTTCTCTTCCAAGTTCGTAATATTTTTGAATATCCAAGAAATATTGTGACGCAATTTTTAAGTCTATATTTGGATTGTTTAATTGCAATCGTTTCATTTTTCTTTCGATAGATTTGAGTTTTTGTTTTGGTGTCATATCATTTCTAAATAAATTAATTGTTGGAATTGGGGGGGGGTGGTTTGGTATCGGGTTCAATGGTTTAGTTTATCGCACCCTATTATATAGGGGTGCGTAAACCATCACGCATTTACACATTTGATGGTTTAAAAATTAGTTTTATTGAGAATACCATTGTTATTTATGTTAATTGTTTGAATTATTATTACTAAAAGTTGGTTTAAAAATTACAATTCAATTATTAAACCAACAAATTTTAACATTTAATCGATGGTTTACTAATTATTTTTGATTCTAAACCATAAACCATTGTTTGTTGTTTTTTCTTACTTTTCAAATGGATGCAAGAAGTAGTTTGACTTTGGTTTGTCTTGAACAATCCAATTCATTTCACGGCAATAAGTAACTAATTCTTTCAATGCGTTAACTCCAATTGTTCCGTGTTTTTCTAAATGTACTTCTCTTATTTTTTCAGTCAATACAGTATAACCTATGCCGATTGTTTGATACATACCAACGAAAATCTCATTCAAGATACCATATTTTTCGTAATCTTTCAATGCCTTTTTAGATTTTGCCCCGGCTTTCGGTTCTTGGTAACATTCCGATTGTATCATAGGCATTCCCTCAATGATTTCAAAACTCCAATTATCAGGTTTTCGGTTTCTGGTCGCGAGTGTTTCCACAAGTTTTATGCTCTCATCTTCTTTACTGCTACTGATTTGAATTACTGTTTCGCTTTTGTTTGTCAGGATAGTTCCGAGGTGTCCGCGCATCTTTTCACTTTGGCTTGGGTTCTGGTGCAGTACGTTTATGATGTGAATATCTCTTTCAGTTGCCCATTTTCTTAAGTCATCAACCATATTTGCACTTTCTCGAATATCGTTTGTATCATAAACCAAATCGGCAATACCATCAATAATCAATACGCCAATATCATCCATCGAATAAATAAGCGTTTCGGTTGCATCGCGCCTTTTTTCTGTGCTTAAAGCATCAAAGTTAAACATCAATACGTTTTCTAATTTTTCGTGGCTTATAACGGATTTAATTCTTTGCAATATCAAACTAATATGATACTTCGATTGTTCCGTATCAATGTATGCAATCTTATCTTTTCCTTTTGGTAGGTATGATGAGAGAACGCCTTGAAATTCGCCTTTGTGAAGTATCGCCTCGTTTATCAAAGTCATCAAAAACGTTTTACCTACTTTGGCTTTACCGGTAACACAAGAAATATTTTGACGACTCATAACCATTTGTTGATTAAAGAAAAGCACCGCATCAGGCTTTGGAATTTCATCACTTGGAAGTATTCTATATTTTAGAATATCCTGCAAAGTCATTTTCTTTTCCTGTATTTTTATATCGTCTAAAGGGATTTCTTGAAACATAGAATTGATTGGTTTACGGTGTTAGTAAAATGCGCTGTTACGGTGTCAATATCCCAAGTGCCTAAAGTTTCCAACATTTTTGCCGTGTCGATAGCAGGAAATAAATGTTTGTAGTCCTTGTGATTTGTTTCATTCAAAAGAGGATCAACAATTCCGTGTGACTTCCAAAAATTAGATAGCTCCATTTGATTTAATTGCAATCGTAGTAATTCCAAATGATACCCAATAGGATGTGATAATTCTTTGTTTATCTGAACGTTTGCAAAATCAACATCTTGGTAATGTTTTATGAAGTCAGTCAGTACGATGGAATACAATTTAGCAAATAAATGATGTTCGCTTACTGTTGCTGTTGCGTTCGCGTTGAGGTCGTGAATTACTTTATTTAAAGCTATCTTGTCAGTTTCGTTTGGTTTGTGTCCTTTTGAAACCGTATAACTCAATCTAGATATTGCATCTTGGATTTTCATAACTACTTATTTTAAGAGATTGTTTAATCTTACTTCGACATCGTAAGGTATTTGTCGTTTGTCGTTAAGGTACATTGATAAAGTTGGCTGACTTATATTTAATTGCTCAGCTAACCAACTTATTTTTAGTCCTTTTTCTTTAATTCTTTGCTTTTGTTTTTTCATATTGTTATAGAATTATTACACTTTCTCGGTAAAAAAACCATCCTTTGCGAATGGTTCTGTAAATATACTATTCTTTTCCTAATAGCCAATCAATATGTTTAGATATTTTTTCTTTAAATTCATCTAAAGAACGGAACACAAAATACACACCTCCTAAATCCTGCATCCGGCTTTGTATTTTTAATTGTGCTTCGCTTTGGTGTCCGATTGATGTTTTGCATTCTGCCATTATACACCGCCCTTTTACACCGTGTATAATCAAATCGGATATACCGTTTACCATTCCTGTTTTATGTAGCAAATCAAGAATTCGAGCTTGTTCTTTTACTTGAATAGGTAATCCATTTGGCACGCTATGTATCAAAAGGCGCGGTTCTGACTTGAAAAGGCAATACGTATTATTAAACCATACGTACACTTCCTGCTGAATCACTTGTTCTGGAATTTCTTTCATAATGTTTTTCTAATTGGTTTTTAATTCTGTTCACTAAATATGCTTTTGTTCTTAATACACCTCCGTCCAATTCGCTATTTTGAATTATTTGGTATGGATTTTTTATGATGTTTCGTATTGACATTTCAAATTTACCGTTATGCACCGTGTTTATAAAATTGCCCTCGGTTACATTGTGATAATAAAACAAATCGAGTATTTGACTTTGCAAAACAGTCCAAGCGAAATTTTTGTCCTTGTTCAATTTTTGGCAATATTTTACAATCTTGTAACCATCTGGCAAAGGAATGGAATCTTTCAAAGTTGCTATTTCATTTGAAATAAGAATAGTTTTCTCTTTTTCTGGTTCTGAATAACCGCAGTCAGGACATTCTAAAAGATTTTTCGCGTGAATAATTCCGCAGTCAGGACATTGTTTTACATTATCCAAGGCTTCTTTTTTTGGTTTTGGTTTCGCATCAGTTCCGTAAAAAATTGGAATCCAATCAATTTCATCGCTCCATTTTCCAAACGCTTCAACGTTTCCGCCTCCATCTATAAGAGTAAAGTAAGGTTTATAGATTGAGTCACACGGTCTGCCGCCGCGCCCAACGCATTGTAAATACAACGCGCGCGATAGTGTTGCCCGGTTCATAATAACACATTCAACTGTTGGCTCGTCAAATCCTGTGGTAAATACTGAAACATTGCAAAGTATCGCGTTTGGTGTATTCTTAAACCATTCCAGAACTTTTTTTCTATTCTCGGTATCATTTACAGAATCGAATATTTTAACGTTATCAATTCCCTCACTAATAAACATCTGATACACCAAAAGATTCATTTTAGCACTTGAATTGAAAATTATGGTTTTTTTATCGAAGGCAATTTCTTTATAGTTTTTTACAACGTCAAAAATTCCTTTTTCTATTTGTTCGTCCTGGTCTTCAAAATCCCCAGTTTTAGCATCAACTTTCAATGATGCACGATCTAACGAACCTGTAGTGTAAACCAACTCTTTTACAAGTTTTCCATCGTTTATAAGGTCTGAAATTCCACGTCCTACAATTATATCTTCATAAATCTCGCTCAAAGTGAAATTTCGTGTATATTCAAAAGTTTCAATATTACAACACTTTGTTATAGTTTCGTGAATAGCTCCGCATCTTGCGCACTTTGTAAAATTTATCTTTTTTAATACGGTTGGCGTTGCTGTAACCCCTAATATTTTAGCATCAGGATAGTAATCAAAAATTTCCTTGTGCATTAATAAATGTGCTTCATCGACTATAATTAAACCAACGTCCTTACAAAAGCTGTCATCTTTTTGCAAACGTTTTTTTAATGTTTGGATCATTGCGACGTAGCTTTGTGAAAGATGGTTGAGTGATTTCTTGGATGCCACAACTGTTTCAACTGTAACTCCGATAGTTCGTAAAGTATTTGCGGTTTGTGTTATAAGTTCGTCGCGGTGCGCAACTATCAAAACTTTCTTTCCTGTTTTCTTTATGAATTGTTTCGACAAAAAAGAAAAGACCGCGGTTTTTCCTCCTCCGGTGGCAAGACAATACAATACCCGGTTTTGAGTTTCAAGGTGTTGTAAAATTTCCTGTATAGATTTTTCTTGGTGCGGGTATGGTTTCATTTTTTGCAGGAATTACAAAGACTAAAATTTCCGTTTTGATGGTATTCGTTGCAATTTTGACAAAGTCCGAGTCTTCCAAAGTCTGCCCGGAACGCTCCAAAATAAACAACCATATCTCCGTGTATTCCCTCGTGACAACTTTTACAAACTGAAATTAATTGCTTTTCTTTTTCCTGATAAACATTGTTATAATTTATGTGGTGTACTTGGGTAGCTTTTTCTTCACAACAAACACAAGTATAATTATCTCGCTTTAAGGTATTTTCTCTTTTAGTTTTCCATTCATTTGACTTCAAATAAACATCGTTGTAATAGTGCTTTGCTCCAATATCCCTACGTAAATATCTTTGGTCGGCTTTGTCTTGTATAAATTGCGCTCTTAATTCCGGTTGGTATAATGGCAGTTCTAAATAGTTTTCAAACAAAGAATGTTTATATACTTTCGCATCTGAATTGCCGCATTTAAGGCATTGTTTTCTGACTCTTTTAGCTCCGTTTTGCATAGTAAACAAAACAAATGTTAAGTCCGTATTTCCGCAATTGTTACAAGTATTTTCCATAATATAATAAAATTAAAAAATCCCTATAAAATCAAAAGCCTCTCACCGCTTTGTCATCTATAGAGATTAGTTATAATTTCTTTCGTTGGGGATTATTGAGAGCCAACTATTAAACAAATATACAAATTTAATCCCAATCTACAACTACATAATATACAAATTTTTTCCAATCCCTTTACATTTTAGGGGTTAAAAAAGTGTAGCTTCAGTTTTATTAATCAATGTTTTTGCGAATCCAAATTCTTCAATATCTGAAAGTTTTTGATACTCTTCATTTATCCAGTTTTCGGCAGCTTTATGGAATGGCTTTTTAATCTCAAAACCAAAACCTTTTCGTTTCAATTCCTGTGCGGCTATCAAAGTAGAACCAGAACCGGCACACGGATCAATCACGACATCGCCCTCGTCTGTAAATATTTTAATCAAATCCTAATTTCTTGACGGGATCCAAATTTCCTTTCCATTGGTTAGGTAAAATAGAATATAGTACTTTTTCATTGTTGATTCATTTTACTTCGTCAATACATTCTTGAAAAAATTCCAGTATTTCGGTTTCTTCCATTCCTGATTGTAATAATTCAATTATTATCCAATGAATTCTTTCTTTATTTTCTTCCATAATTTATAATGTGTTAAGTTTATTTTCATAAGCTAAATGCGCATCGATTTCGTTATCAAAACTACCTAAATAGACTCTATTTTTATCTATTAATATTTTAGAATGCCATTTGTTTGACTTTTTGTCTAAATGTACGCCTACGTATTTACTTATACTCTTGAGGTGTTTTTTATTTGCGTTCTCTCTTTGAGAAATTGTCTCTAAGTTTTCCAAACGATTATCGGATCGTATAAAATTTTTATGATTTATGACAATTTTTGAGTTTTCTAAGGTATGATTAAGAAAACTGATTCCAACTAATTGATGTGTTAAATACATTTTACTTATATTGTTTTTATTTAATAATATAGAAAAATATCCTTTTTTATTAATCCTTTGCCTTAATATTTTATCTATTGTAAGTCTAAATTTTTCATTTTTACACTTCACTAGCCTTGGTAATGACCTAACCCTACCTAAAGAGCTAATTTCATAAATTCCTTCATAACCTGGAATGGTCTTAAATACTTCATTTGATTCAACCCTCTCTTGTCTATGTTTTTCTTTCCATTGTTGTAATGTTTCCATAGTTTATATTATTTACGTCCGTATGTTTTCGCTTTAAATGATTCCCAACTTTCTTGTTCCTGTATTTCGTGCATTTTTGATTCAAAAATAAATCCGTCTATTTTGCCCTCAAAATACAGTATCTGTTGTATTATTTCTTCCTGCCATTCGTTTATCCTTCTTTTAGGCATTGAAATGTCGCAAATTATACCCTGCTGCTTTATTACTTGGGTAATTTGGGTATGCTTTAAATTAAGATTAAAAGCTAATTGAGATACTGTTTTCATATTTAGATTTTTTAAAACATCACCCATTTTTAGGCGAGTGATGTTTGGGGTTAGTTTTTAATATCAAAATGGAAGATCCGGTTTCTCTTCTTCGATCGGTGTAGCTTCGTGAACTACTCCGCTTTTATCACTACCCCAGAAAGTCGTAAATCCCTCGCCAATATAAACTGTATCGGCTTTTGCTTCTCGTTCTTCTTTGGTTTGAATAACACAAGCGAAATGCGTTTTCATAATTCGCATATTGTCTTTTTCGTAAATCTGTTTCGGTTCTTTGACTTCGACAAGCTCGAATTTTACTTCTTGTAATTTAACCGTTTCTCCCGCTTTGTTTTGAAACTCTCGATTTGATATTAGATTACGTAATTTCGTAGCATCTAATGTAATTTGGATTTTTGACATTGTTATTTTATTTGTATTAATAATTCATTTTCGATATAATTTCGAGCTTCTAAAACTCTTGCTTTTGCCTGTTCAATAAAAGCTTCATCATATTCAAACTCAAAAACTTTTATTCTTAAATTGTCCGGCAAATGGTCATAACTCAATTCTTTTTCTGCCAAATCCCACTCCGTCATATCGGGTTCGTCTTTACCTAAATCCTTAGCGATTTGCCAAGAAAGTTTTTCTATTTGTTCTTCGCTTCCGTTTTCCAAACAATAACAAAGACTTGCTTTTTTCAATCCCGTTAAGTTCATATAAATTTGAAGTTGTGCGTAATAATTCATATCAAAATTAACTACAAAAAACGGAAACGTAAAACAATCAAACGGCACTTTGGTATCAATTACACGGTCAATAGTTTTTGCATCATACGTGCCTGTAAAATAATCGTTTTCTAATTGAATTTCATTCTTTTGTAACTCAACTCCGTAATGTTTTCCAGCTCTGAAAATTGCAGGGTCTTCCATAGCATTACCACGTGAAAGATATTTAGATTTGATTTCTTTTTCTTTGCCTGTAATTTCTGAAATTAACCACTCTTTACAATAAGATTTTGCCGTTTCTCCCATTGCTTTACCGCTTCTGTCATTTGTCAATAATATACCGCCTTTGGACGCCCTACACTTGAACTGTTTCATCTTGTAACGCTTTTAATTGTTCTGGTGTTAAATCGTATTTTTCTAAAATAGCATCAAGTGTTACTTTTTTGTCCTTGATAGCCGTTTTTGCTCCTGCTAAATCTTTCAATTCTACCAATGGCAAAACCTCAATAGTCATTGGTGTGCGCTTATTTTTAGCCGTTGTAACTAAAACTCGTGTCGCTTCTTTAATATGTGAAACGTGGCTAATTCTAATGCCTCCTATGTCAACTCCAGCCCATTTTACGGTATCATCACGAAATAAAGTCATTCGTTTTCCAATGAATTGCAATCCATCTGCTCCCCATAATTGAACCAATACCCTACGCATCGATTTACACGGTTTGAACGGTTTGTTATTATCTCCATAGAAATAAATTGCTACTGGCTGCGCATCGTCATTACCGCCTTTTATATCACGTATTTTGATAATTTTTGACCCTGAAATTAAATCATCTGCGTTTAATTGGTCTGATTTCGGTATTATTGTTTTTGATAAATCCATAATTTCTAAAGTTTTATTTTTTTTAAGTTATTCAATAAAAGTGTGTTGTTTCCTATTTCTGCCATATCAATACAAAATTGTAATTGTATTTTAGCATCTGATATAGAATTGTTCAACCTCGCAATTTTATCGCAAAGCTCCCGATTCCAAAGCTGTTGTTCTTCCAATTCCGTTAACGGTTCGTTTTCTTCTTGGTTGATTGGATTGTTAGGATTCCAATCGTCGTGGGTGTTTAAACACATAATGTTAAGAATTAATTATTTTAGTTCTAATTTCCTCATACACTTCGTAACCGTAAACACCACAGTTATAATTTGCGAAGTTTTCTTCTAATCTGTTAAGCTGTTTTTTTGTAAGTGTCATAATTTCTATTTTTTTGTTGAAGCAAATGTAAAACAAATAATTGGATAAACAACAATTAATTTGTTATTTAAAATGAATTTAAATTAGATTAAAAACTTTTTTAATTCATATTTAATTGTATCTTTGTAGAAATAATTTAAAACACAAACAAAATGGAAGTATTAGTATCGCATTTAATCGAAACAAAAAAAGACGGTTCTAAAATAGTTAGAAATTTCTTTTTCAATGAAGAAAAAACAAATTGGTTGGTAAAAGCACAATCGTACTTTACTAAAGACCAGAAAAAACAAGCGAAGTTAAACCATAAAAATAAAAAATAAGATGGCGGACCTGTGAAAAATAGTAAAATACTTATTGAGAGGGACATTAATCCCGATACTGTCAATAAATTTACACTACTTATTAACGATGTTATATTGAATGTTCAAGAAAGTTCAGAGGATGTTAGGAAGAAGAGAATAGAGTCCTATTATTATTCTAATTTCGGAGAGGCAGAGTGCATAGGTGATAGTATCAATCTGATCCCATATAAACCTTTCTCTGCTGAGAAAATCTTCGCAGCCTCTGCCCAAAAGGAATGCAATTTGCTGTTGCTCCCACCTAGAATCATACACTATACCGCCGTTAATCACGGGACATTCGTCTTCATCTCGAACAGAGCCTTTGATCTTTTCCCAAATCCTATCCACAAAACTATCAACATCAAATTTTTCATCGTAACTATCTACATTTTTTCTTATAAATTCACATTCCATTTTATACATTCCTTCTTTTAAGTTTATTATTTCTTTTCTTTGATAGAGACCCCTGTCGGTGTTTCTAAAACCACTTGAATCAGTATGTTTTATTAGTGTTTCAATAGTGGGAGATGGCATAATTGATAGACCTGTGCATAAGTATGTTGATTGTGTCTTTGTTACTATAAACTATGGAAATCTAGCAGATTATTTGTGTGACGATGGCATCACTAAGATATCCCCAGAAGCTATAGAAAGAGAGACTTTGATAAAGATTTCTCGTAAGGTATACACAGA